TATTCCAAGTTAAGGTAGCATCGTTACCCTGACTTACAGCATCTTGAATAGTGATACCTGCACCATTTGCATTTGCGGAGCTGTCACCAGTTGAGTAATTTATAGTAATGTTTTTATCTTTTACATCAAGCACCGTACTATCAATATGAGTTGTGCTACCTTGTACAGTTAAATTACCTTGGATTACTACATTGTCTGAAAAAGTCCTTGCACCTGGTATCGTTGATGCTAAAGATAAATTAAATAACGCATCCCCTGATATAAAATTGGCTCCACCTGTTAAAGCACTATTGCTGTCGGTTGTTACTTGTACCCTGGTAATATCTCCACTTGGTGCAACCTGGGATCCGCCAGTACCAACATAAAAACCACTGCCCGAAGGATCTATGATATTTAAAACTCTTGTTGCTGTAGATGTAACTTTGTTTTTTGTTGTATTGTAAGATGAGTCTGTAGTAGATATTTCTGCTTTTATTCTATGTGTAGTTCCTGTTGTAGATCCTGCTAAACTTATACCGGTCACTGTTACGGTTGTGTTTCCTGAGGAGTCAACACAACCACTGTTTTTGTCTACAACGGTTGTTGCAAAAAAGATAAGGCCGTCGGGTGCCGGTAAAAACATTCTTTCTACACTAGTTGATAACTCGTATTCATCTGCTTCAGGGCTGTTGTCTGTAGACTTCTCAAATACAGTGCTTCCTCTTGTCTGATAACTGACCCCATCATTGCTACTTGTAAAGATTTCAATCTTAAAGCGATCGGGGATCTCGTTTTCAGCGTTAGTTTCAGCCGTACTACTTGAGCCGTTTGCATCGCTACCACCGAACGCACTGTTTAAGGTTGCTGAAATATTAACAGTAGTATTTTCAGTCAAAGTTATTGATGCAAAGTCTCCGTCTTGCGTTGAGGTTTTACTAAATGTGGAGACCTTGGTGCCTGTCGTTAAAGATATTTGTGATAATGCTGAGTCTGTAAAACCTGTTTCAGCATTGAAAAACTCAGTAACGCCATCGCTTAAAAACAATCTTAGGTTTCTTGCCTCAACTTTTCCTGACTTATCAACTGAAAAGTTTGCCAATGTTGGAACCTGGCTACCTGACCAAAATCTGTAAGTTGCATCATCTCCACTAACTATAGCAACTTGATCTGTATCAATTGATCCTGCTGTAAACCTTTTTACAGTCTGTACTTCACCTGTACCCAAAACCTTAAAAGGGGCATTAGTAAAACTTGTATTACCTAAATATATACCGTTAGTATCAGCTTTAAATATTGTTGTTCCTGAGCCTGCCTGGAAACTACCTAAGACATCTATTGTAGATCCATCAAACTTAAGGTAATTAGTGCTAGTGCCGATATTAAACTTAGGGGTTCCGCTATCATTACCTAACCAAAAACCAGTCGTATTGCTTGCATATCCGGTCTTGCCTTGTCTTATGGCCATGCCACTAGATGAGCCGAGGTTTATTTCACCGGTGTTAATTTTGTCAGCACTTAAGGTGTCTATTTTTGCGTTAGTGACAGAGTTATCAACAAGATCCGGAGTATCTACTGGTGGTGTTGCGTTGTTAAAATTATATGTTGTCGGTATTGACTCGGTGCCTACGCTATTTATTGAGCTAACTTCTGCTGTATAACCATTGGCGACAAGTATTCCTGTTAAATTAAAGTGTTCGTTTTTTGTAATGCCATCAAAAAGCACGGAAGGGGTGTTGTCACTAACAATAACTCTAAACTCACTGACTGGAAATGTTGCCGGAGCTGTCCAGGTTAGGTGCGGTTGTTTGCCATTAGTTGTATTTTTGCTTACAAAGTTTAAATTTGTTGGCGGATCTACTCTAAATGGATCCGGTGGATCTCCTGGAATGTCTATGTCTTCGCCTGGGGGCGTGACATATCCATATACATTAGATTGATAAATTATGGCCGTTATATCAATGCTTAGATCTGCATTAATATCCATTTGTGTAACCCTGTACTGCTCTGCATTCATGTTTAAAGCTGAGTCAGTAACAGATATTAGCTCGCCAACTTTAACGTTTAATAGCTTATGTGTGCCAACAAAATTAATGCTTTTACTGTTTCTTGATCTTTTTAAAATAGCTTCTGCATGTTGGGTAGCAATAGCCTGATTTGTAATAAATGGAAAATTAATTGTGGCGTCTAAACTTATGCCGTTATCGTCACTTGTATAGTCATTAGCGTTTGTTGTTGCTGTATGTTTTACAATAACTGAGTCTTGTTGGTACTCTTTTTGTGCGTTATTAAAAGTAACTTCTACCTTGTTGTATTTGTCCGCTTTGTTTTCAAGCTGTAAGGTTATTCCAGGATCTAAAATATTGTCTTCGTCTATAGATAAAACAACAGACTCCGCACCCTCTATTTTTAAGGCAAATATACCTGAGCTATAAGTAAAAATGCCTCGCATATTAGCACTCATGTTTTGCACATTTGCCAACACACTTTCAGCCGTATTTATAACGGCGTCTATTTCAAACCTTTTTTGTATTTCTGTAACAGTTATTGAGGTAGCACTTGAGCCCTGGGTGATTTCATTTGTAACCGATCCACTGGCTAAAGTTAAAATTAAAAAAGGCTTTGTGTCAGCCGTTGTTGAGCTTGCCTGTCTGTAAGCTTCGTCGTATTCATCATCTCTACGGCCTGTATCTTTGCTTACAACAATGCCCTCGGCATATGTTGTAGCTCCAACTTTTACAGTTATTTTATTGCCAATTTTAATTTTGTTAAAAGTAATTACCGAGTTAAAGTTGTTTCTATCAAACCTTATTTCCTGGGTTGCTTGCGTTATTCTTACTACATTAGCTGTATAAGATAATGTTTGTGCTGTAGTTACATTATTAGCTGATTCCTGGAAGGAAGCTAAATCGATTTTGTTATAAGGTATAGACTTTCCATAATCTGAATTAGTCAGATAGTCCAAAAGAGCTAAAGGAGGATTATTGCTGTATGTCCAGGTACTTGGATTTGTTTGACTTTGACTTCCGGATCCTCCTGTAATGCTGTTATCTAGTCTTGGGTCGTAAAGTTTTTTGCCCTGGACAGTGCATGTTATTTCCGGCAAGCCAGTAAACATTCCTTTAGTATCGTAGTGGAAGTTACAACTTAAATATGTAATGCCTCTTAGCTTATGGTTGCTTGTCCATCCTGGAACGCAACCAACCAACATTGGATCTGCTGTATCTGTATCGCTTCCGCCTTTGTGAATGTTAAAGACCATTCTAGGAGGATTGCCACCTAAAATGTCGTCGATTTCTGATTGTGTGGATCCGTAAAAATTAGATCCTTGACGTAAAATGTAGCCATCTCTAAAAACCTCTCTGTCGTTAATAGATCTACCGCCAATCTTAATGTCATGTATGTTTGTAACTTCCCCTTGACATAAAGCATAGACAACAAATAGCTCTTTATTATTTACGGTTTCTGCTAGAAGAACTGTACCTGCTACTTTTCGTGTTCCATAAACAATTGGTATGTTTTCGCCAGTTCCATATTTTTGGATCAGTATGTCCGTTCCTTGACGTTCTAATTTTTTAGCTTGTTTGTAAGATTTAATACCCGAAGCAACTGAAAGCACCGTCGATATTATTTGAAAAATAGTCCAAAAACCCATTATGAACCCCACCTTAGATCTTTGACATCAATATGAGCAAAGCCCATACCAAGGTCGCCAGGATATGCGTCTTGTTGTGATTTATCTGTAAACCTTCGGCCTTTTACAATCTCCCAGTCTCTAAATTGATTAGATAGCTCTATATTTATAATTAAGCCCTTTTCTGAATCCGCTACTGTTGATGCTGATATTTGACCGACAAAGAACTCAAATGACTCTAAGATAGTTTCGTCGTTGTTTAAAAAAGCAGTATAAATAGTCGCATTTTTATTAACGTAACCCTCGTTTAAAAATATATTCCTAATAGCGTCACTTGGATTTAAGATCTGCAATTGCATATTGCTATATTGCAATGTGCCTGTTTCTGTTATTTCTTGAATTGCACCTAGTGTTCCGTCTGCTAAATAGGTGTCAGAGTTATAAGTTATGTCCTTAGAATGATTGGTCAGCTTTATAGCTGTAGATGTTTCAAGCTTAACAAGATAAGCAAGCTTTACCTCTTGGCCGTTGATCTTTGTTACTATGCTTGCCGGTAATGTCCTTGACACTATAAGACCTCGCGTACGTCAAAATTAAGATAAAACATTTGTGACGCATCTGTTGAATACAGGATGTCGTCTTGTAATAAAGCAACGTTTATATTCGGCCTATTTAAAACTAAGACCTCGTTATCAACCAGGGCAGATTGAAGAGGGGGCTCAACAGTAACCGTTCCTTGTCCGGCTCCGTTGCTGTTAACGTCGCCGACAACTAAATAGACTTTTGTATGGCCATTAAACTTTATAAGATCTCCACCTTTTATAACGTCGTTAGTTGATGCTGATAATCCATCAATTGCAATTGCTGTAGATCCTACGGCATGCGTTGTTCTTGTTTTAACGCTTGTGCTTGTTCGGTTTGCACCTAGGTTGTCTATTGGATAAGCAAAATTAAAAGTTGTAAATCCGCCTTTTTTACTTATTAAAAATGCTGAGTATACCTGGAAGACTGATTTGACCATTGCCGGCATAGTTACACTAAAAGAAAAATATTGTGAGGCAAATTGTCTAACGCTTCTTTTGCCCGATAGAGTATAAGAAATGCTATTAGGTCTATTTGAGCTAAATGATATAGATTTGGGCTGTACTGTTGTTGGAAATGCCATTAGATTAAACCTGGTTTACCTCTCTGATTCATGCTTTGAGTAATCATGCT